AAGCACTACCCCAAGCAGACCCTTGGTGAGTACCTCGCGGATGCCGAGTTAGGAGCCATCATGCAGCTCTTCACTGAGGAGCTAGAGAAGAGGGAGAGGCAAGCCCGGATCAACGGCCAGCTCGAATCAGCTAAGTACCTAAAGAAGTACATGATTAGCACCTCCCCCTTCATAGCCAGGATTGTTGACCCATACATCGAGGAACTGGAGGCATCGGCTCGCAACTACCGCCAGCACGACATGTTCTGCACTTGCGTGGACTGTATTGCCGCAAAGGGAGGGATACCCGACACTATGAAAGGCAAGCCTCGCTCAACTAAAGGAAACCCCTCATGAAACAAGCTAATACATCTCGTCCTATTCATATTATGGTATAATAACCACATATAAAGGAGTTACTATGTGTAGAGGGTGTGGTAGAGTCAGATACGTTTGCGAACACTGTGGGCAAGTTACTTACGTGAGTCGTCGTAATATAAACCCTACATGTGTTAATTGTAGTAAACCATTGGTATAGATTGGGAGGGGTGAATGCCAAACAACGAACGAATAGATGTAGTCTACGTCTACAAACAAAGCGGCAACGGTGATGAGCTAAAACACTCATTGCGTTCTTTGAGAAACCTTACTGACTTTAACGGTAAGGTATTCGTCGTTGGCGACAGCCATACGTGGTTTAGCAACGAGATAATACACATACCATGCCCATCAAAGACACGTAACTTCTACCTTGACGCTGAAGAGAAGTGGCTTAAAGCCCTCAGTGATGAACGTATCAGTGACAACTTCATTGCAATGAATGATGATATGTACATCACTGAGAAGACGTCACTGCCTGTTATGCACCAAGGATACATCAAAGATAACCTCTCACGTATATCGACTCACACAAGGGCTCTCATGCACACAGGAGAGTATCTTAAGAGTAAAGGCATTGATGAACCGCTATCTTATGCCGGTCATGTACCAATGCTTATGAATAAGACCAAACGTCTCGAAGTAAGTGCTATTGTCAAGCCAACGCTCAACACAGACAAGCCACTACTCGCACGAACTGTCTACGGCAATCTATTCAACATAGGGGGTGAGTACTATGAAGACAGGAAAAGCCGCAACAGTTATCTAATGGAAGGCACATTCATTTCTACCCAGTATTTCGTGCCAAGTCTATCTAAGATGTTCCCAAAGAAATCTAGGTATGAAGTAGGGAGTGATACCAAGCCTAAATACAGTGTCTCTGTGCTCATGCCTCTATACAACGAAGAGGAGCTAGTAACCAAAGCACTGAACTCAATACCGCATAACGTGGCAGAGATAATCGTAGTAGACGACGGTTCTACAGATAACACTCGGAAGATAGTTAGGGAGTGGGCTAAGACAGACGACAGAGTACGCCTATACTACAATAAGAAGAATAGGGGCGTAGGGTATACTATCAACCGTTGCTATGACCTCGCCACGAGCGATTACACAGTTATCCTTAGTGGTGACGATTATATGCACCCTGAAATGGAAGATATCATTGATAGCATAAATGGTAGTGACATGGTGTTCTTCAACCTGAGCTATAACATCAAGAGCAAGATACGCAGACCAACCCCAAGGAACTACAAGTCATGGGCTGGTAGCTGTAAGCTAGTGCGCAGGAAATTCATGGAAGGTGTCAGAGCATCTAACAAGCTTGTAAACGAAGACTTGGAGTTATACACTAAGCTACTCAAGAAGCCTCATACAGTACAGTTCACTGATATTATGGGCAAGCACTACAATACTCCCAGAGAGGGAAGCCTTACAGATAGGAAACAGAAAGGCGAATTCGGAAAACAGTATGTAACGATAGGCAGAGATGCTTTATGGAGACGATATAATCAGGATAAGAAGGGTGAGGTATGAGTGAGGAAAAGAAAAAACACCCAGGTGGTAGACCGCTAAAGTTTCAATCAGTAGAAGAACTACAGACAAGGATTGATGATTATTTCAATACTGTACCAAGGGACGAATGGACTTGGACTGGGTTAGCATTGCACCTTGATACATCTCGTGAAACATTGAGAGAGTATAGAGAACGAGAAGAGTTTGTTGACCCGCTCAAAAAAGCATTGCTTAAAGTGGAAAATGGGTACGAGATTGACCTCAAGAAAAAAGGACAAACTGGTACTATATTCGCACTCAAAAACTTTGGCTGGAAAGACAAGACTGAACAAGAAGTTACAAGCCCTGATGGTTCTATGACTCCGGTGGTGAGGGTTATTGATGAGCGAAAAGAAAAGTCCTGAAATCTTAATCCCGTCAGAGTTTGCAAGGCTACTAGATAACGATTGGCGTGAAGCAATCGTTGAAGGTGGTCGCTTTAGTTTAAAGTCACATACAGTAGCACGCATCATTCTTATCAAAGCGATGCAAAAGAAGACCCGTGTTTTATGTGGACGTGAATTTCAAAACTCTATTACCGAGTCTGTGCACCAACTGTTTGCTGATCTTATAGAATACTACGGCCTTAAGATGTTTCAGGTAACCCGTGACTCAATAGTAAATACAATGAACGGCTCTGATTTTATCTTTAAGGGTGTACGTCATAACATGCAGTCTATTAAGTCTATCGAAGGTGTAGATATATTTTGGGGTGAGGAAAGCCAAACATTCAGCAAAGAGTCAATCGAAGTAATAACTCCTACTATACGTAAGGAAGGCTCACAACTTATATGGACAATGAATAGACTATTAGAGCTTGACCCAATATATGAGCGCATTGTAGTGAACAAGATGCCAAACTCTATACACATCAACGCTAACTATGATGTAGCAGAGAAGTATGGATGGCTTCCAGAAGAGATAAAGAGTGAGATTGAGCATGACAAGAAGACAAACCCAGGCTTATACGCTCACAAATGGCTAGGGCAACCAATGTCACAGATAGATGATGCTATTATCGGACGTGATGCGATACTAGAGGCAATGCGACGTGATGTAAGCGATGATGGCGCTATAGAGATAGGTGTTGACGTTGCACGTATGGGTAATGACCGCACAGAGCTTGTAAAGCGCAAAGGTATGAAAGAGACTGGTCGTAAAACATATTCTAAACTACGCACGACAGAGGTATGCGATAAGGTAGAAGAGTTTGCAGGGTATGATAAGTCAATCCTCATCAAGGTAGACGACACTGGCGTTGGCTGTATAACCGAAGATACTTCTGTACTTACGCCTGATGGTTGGAAGCACCCACACCAGCTTATGCCTGGCGACGTTATCTACTCAAAAGATGAAGACGGACATGTTACCGAAACGACCGTAGCTAGTGTTAGGGAAAAGAACACAGAGATTATCGAAGTAGACGGCTATAAGTTTTCGTGGGCGCACCAGTTGCCGTTTAAGACTCGTAATAACTACGACTACAAGCTTGGCACATGGGAACAGGCAACAAACTATAAACAAGCTATCTTCGACACTAAGTTTAATTATGAGGGCGAGCGAGAAGACTTCTATCTTCCAGAACAGGTCATTACAATGCCCTATGGTGGCAAAAAGATAATCAACAAAGAGGCACATATAGATGCTGAGGAGTTCGCTATATTCTTAGGATGGTATGCTTCAGAGGGTTCAATTGATCGTTCAAGTAAGTGCATAACGATCACTCAGAAGAAGACGCAACACTTTGATGAAATTATGCGAGTTATGTCATACTTCGGCAAAGTTCAAGTGAAGAACAACGGCAAGAGTGGTGGCAAAGATTTCAAAGTATTCAATAATGGTCTCATTCGATGGATAGAAGAACACTGCTATAAGGGCGGGTTTGGGTTCAAGTACAAGACTGTGCCACGCTTCATAGCTAACAACTCTAAAGAGGTTATAACAAGCTTCTTAAGAGCGTTCAGAGATGGTGACGGCTACGTTCATTCTAATGGCCGCAACTATTACGTTACATCGAGTGTAAATCTTGTAGATGACTTAACGGAGCTTATTTATAAGGTTGGCAAATCGGCTGGCTGTTACAGGAAATATCTTAAAGGCTCAACATTCCAGATAGAGGGTCGAACCGCCACACGAACAGAAGATAACTATGTCGTATTCGAGTACAGTCGCAACGGTTATGGAATCGCTGGCAAAGAGTCAAAGGTTTACAAGGGCAAAGTTTATTCAATTATCATTAACAATGATACACGCCTGATGTTCACTAAGGTTGACGGCAAGAAGCCGTTCTGGACTCACAACGGCGGTGTCACTGATGACCTAAAGAGAAGAGGCTATAATGTCATGCCCATAAACTTCGGTGCCAAGCCAAATGATCCTGATAAGTATCCTAACCTCATATCTGAAGCATGGTTCTACATGGCGAGTATCATGGATGATGTGAGCCTGGTACAAGACAATGACTTACTGATGGAACTATCTAGTCGTAAGTGGGTGATGGACTCTAAGGGTCGAAGAGGTGTCGAGAGTAAAGACTCTTACAAAAAACGAGGCTATAGAAGCCCTGACAAGGCAGATGCTACAATACTGTGCTTTTATACGCCAAAAGTGAAGAAGATAGTTTATGCTGGACTACGCTAAACTATAGACCAAATAACACAACACTAGTATACTATTAAGCATAAAGGGGTTGACAATGAAACGAAAAATAGACAGAGCAATCGAAGAATTTGCGGAGTATTACACTCTGTTGGTTATCGTCGTCGCCTTGCCAGTAGTCGTAGGATTCATCACATCAGCACTGTGGGGGCTACTTCTGTCCTTCCTGGCACAAGCAATTATTGGGGTATTATATCTAAAAGGGGGCAATAAGTGAGCATCTTAAGTAAAGCTCTTGGAGGGGCTAAGGCACAAACAAACTTTGTTGGTGCGCCCTCATTCCGTCACGTTAATCCGTACAATCTGTACAACCACTATAAGGCTGATGACTATGCCAGTGCGTACCCTAACATTAGGTCAATCGTCAACGAACTAGTCACTATCACACCTCATGCTATAGATGCTAATGGTAAGCCTGTCAGTCACCCAGCACTAGATGCGTTACACCACCCAAACCAAAAAGACAGCTATGTTATGTTCATGGAGAAGCTCGGTACGTCTGTACTGGCGCTTCCATATACCTACTTGCTTATATGGCGTCGTGAGAACGGTGAGGCTCGCCCTGGCGGCCCATATGGTGGTCGTGGCGTTAACATCGCTGGTTATACGTTCCTAGAGAACCCAGCCGTATCTTACGTTGATGGTAATGTGTACTACAGCATTGGCTCGCAGACATTCACAGAGAATGACGTTATTGCTATTCCTGGTGGTGCTGACCCACGCAATCTCTACGGTGGGTACTCGCCTACCATGGCAGCAGCACGCTGGGCTACGCTAGACAGTTACATTGCTGACTTCCAAAAAGGCTTCTTTGAGAATAATGCAATTCCTGCTGGTGTGTTTAAGGTGGCGGCAGCAACCGTTCAAGAGTACGACGACATGGTAGAGATGCTAAAGAGTCGTCACCAGGGTGCTGGTAACAACAATAACGTCACATACACACACGTCCCACTAGATGAATCAGGAAACCAAGCCCCAGCACAAATTGAATGGATACCATTCGCACAGACGAACAAAGAGATTGACTTTAAGCCACTACTTGAGCATGTGGATAACCGACTGTCTGAGGCTTATGGTGTATCTAACATCATAAAGGGTGTTGATAGTAATGCCACTTACAATAACGCTGAAGTATCTGAGGCAGGATTTGCGAAGCGTGCAGTACGACCACTAGCACTGCGTATATTCTCACAGATGACACATGAGCTTAACCGTATCACTGGTGGCTTAGGTGTAGCACTAACATTTACATATGATATTCCAGCCATATCTGATGCACTGAAAGTAAAGGCAGAGACAAAGAACATTGAGGCTAATATGATACGTCTTATGCGTGCAGATGGTTACAGCCTTGATACCATTGTCGATGCGTTCGGACTTTCACCAGCATACAAGCTACTGCGCGAAGATGATACTGCCCCAGTAATTAAAAACGACAAACCAGAGGTTGACGAAGGCGGTGAGGTAGATAGCTCACCAGACCCAGATAAGATTGATGGTGTGACACCGCTTAATGTAAAGAAGTCACCTCGAGCTGAGCTAACAGATGAGCAAAGACTACACAACGCAGCTAAGGACTTTATGCGTGCTCAAATTGAAGGAGCTATACGTGAGATTGATGAGACTACCAGCGCACTTTACGAGCCAACTAATGATGAGCTAGATGCATTCGTAGTCGCCATGATGTCAGTTATTGTTGGTATACTTCTTGCTAACGGACAAGAGGAATACGCCGCAGGTGCAGCATTGGCAGGTATTGCATTGTCAGAGCTACAGGGCTTTACCCTATCAGAGGACGCACAAGACGCTTACAGGGCTTACTTACAGCAAGTTGGTACAACTTACAGTAACGAGACAGCAGAGCGCATTAGAGAGGTTCTCGCAGCGTCAGAGTCAGAAGGCTTGAACCGACGTGAGACAGCCGAGCGGCTACGTAACATACTTGACACTGATGAATGGCGGATTGATAGACTAGTACGAACAGAACTTAATAACAGCCAGAACATTGGTAAATTAGAAGGTATGAAAGAGCTTGCCGCTGAGGTAGGTGGTAACTGGGAAAAGACCATTGACCACTCAAGTGCGACCAATCCATGCCCATTGTGTGCATCTCAAGAAGGCATCTGGAAGCCGCTAAACCAACCGTTATGGAGCTATGGCGAGTCTATCCAGGCAACCAACGATAAGGGTGAGACTATTATCTATGTAAACGATTGGCAGACTAATGAAGCTAATGGCTATCACCCAAATTGTAAAGGTGCGCTAGTGTTTAGGAGGAATGATTAATGGTACACGAAATCAAATGTTTGCACTGTAAGCGCTTCCTCGGCAAGACAAAGAGCAGCGTTACAGTAGACATTAAATGCTCGGCAAGTCAATGCAAGAAGCTAGAGACCTACCGCATTGTCATGCTATCTGACTATATGAAAACACATACACATAAGGAGGGTAAGTAATGGGTGACAGCATCACAGTACGACGTGGTGGGCGTCTATCATTCACAGTAGAGCGTGCTGATCCTGAAGCCGTCAGTGTGACGTTCATTGCACAGATGGAAGCAGTTATTATTGAGGTGACAGAGAGCTATGACAGTGAAGGGCTAGCATACTTTGACATTGGTTCGCCAGATACCGATATAGTCGGGCTATATGAGTATCAAGTCAATGAGAACTTTGCTAGTGGTGACCCTGACATCTACCCTAGCCAAGATGGCTGTGATGGCGACTGTGACTTACCAACACTAGAGATATGTGAATCACTACCAATGGGGGATAGCTAAGATGAAGATTGTATTACGAGGTGGTGGAAAGAAGATAGTACTACGCCAGACTGGACGACGTGGACCAGCTGGTGCAGGCTTACCAACGGGTGGCACAACTGGGCAGGTGCCAGTCAAGCAGAGCGCCGCTGACTATGATATTGCATGGGAAACGCCACCTGCGGCCCCAGTAGACTCCGTAAACGGCCAGACAGGTGCGGTAGTCCTCGACGCCACTGACGTTGGTGCTGACGCAGCAGGAAGCGCAGCACAGGCGTTGAGTGATGCGAATGATTATACAGATAGCGCAGTAGCAGGCGTTGATACTGGAGTCATGAGTGTTGTTGCCGGTAATAACGTAACAGTTGACAATACTGACCCTGCTAATCCTGTTATCAACGCTGCTGATGCCCCTGCAGCACCAGTTACCTCAGTCAATGGTCGTACTGGAGCAGTGACAGGACTTGCAGAGCAATCTAGCCTTACGGCTCACGTAAACGACACAGATAACCCTCATGAGGTCACAGCAAGCCAAGTAGGACTTGGTAACGTTAATAATACCTCTGATGCGGATAAGCCTATTAGTACTGCTACTCAGACAGCATTGAATGGCAAAGTCAGCACGACAGGCAACGAAACTATAGCTGGTATAAAGACCTTCTCAAGCTCGCCTGTAGTTCCTAATGGCACAAGTGCAGGTGATGCAGTCAACCTCAGTCAACTCAATTCCCGCGTCATGCAGGGTGTCGGATTTCCCAACGGTGCAGTCGCAGCCTCAGTCGGTACTATCTACGTAGACACCGCCGTAACCAACGGAGCTAGCTCTTGGATTAAGAAGAGTGGTGCTGGTAATACGGGATGGGTTGTTTTGGAGGGGGATACGGGGTGGAGGAATATTACTAGTATGTATTCCAGCTATATAACCGTGTCGAATCCCAACGACTATGGGTTCTTTGTAAGAAGAGTCGGCAATTTAGTTCACTTCAACATAAAGGCACAGGGCGTAACGGCCGGCTGGAACGGTGAGAGTGCAAGCCTACCAGATGGATTTGTTATACGACAGTCAGCAATACTACCAGCAGCATTAAATGAGGCGCTGCAAACTGGAGGAACAGGAAGAGGTCAAATACAAATTAATAACGTACTTATTTTTGTCTCATCATCATGGACTAACAGTGGAGTAAGATTCGCTTTCAATAGCATGTTAAGTACGGAGGTGGCCTGGCCAACAACCCTCCCAGGAACACCAGCATAAAAGGAGAAAACAATGCAAGACCTCACCCAACTAGAAGACGAACAACTAGACCAGCTACGACTCGACGTAGCGAGCGAGATAGAGCGACGTAGCAACCTTGAGAGCATTCCAAACCAAGTGAAGCAGCTTGCTAACACTTACGTTGATGGTGGAGGCAGTAGAGATGACCTCATCGCTTTGCTGAGTGAGGAAGAGTTAGAAGAGCTTAAGAAAATAAACAAAGAGAACTCTACAGAACGATAGCATAGACAACATAACCATTATGTTGTTATAATAAACATAGACAATACAAAGCTCAGGAGGGCGTGGAGTCTGACAATACTTAAAAAAAGGGTAAGTAATGAGCAAATTCTATAAATTCGTCAAGAACGAAGCAAAAGAGTCTGAGCTTATCCTAGAAGGCGTCATCGCTAGCGAAAGCTGGTTAGAGGATGAAGTATCGCCTAAGATGTTCCGCGAAGAGTTGGCACAGCATCATGGTGATCTCACAGTAAGGATTAATAGTCCTGGGGGTGATGTAAGCGCTGGTGTAGCTATATACAACATGCTAAACGAGCACGAGGGCGAGGTTACCGTCAAAGTCGATGGTATAGCAGCATCTATCGCAAGCCTTATTGCAATGGCGGGCGACAAGATTGTAATGCTACCTGGTGCTATGATGATGGTACACAAGCCTTGGACTATCGCAGCTGGTAACAGTGATGACATGGCTCAAGTAGTAGAAATGCTTGAAAAGGTTGGTGAAAGTATGGTGCCTATCTATGCGGCTCGTACTGGACTATCTGAAGAGCGTATCGAAGAGCTACTCAAGGCTGAAACATGGATGACCGCGAGTGATGCCGTAGAACTAGGCTTTGCCGATGAAGCTGTCGAGGCTAAAACCTCACTAGCACAAGCAATGGCAAAGATTACTGAGTCTACAGCTAGTATGCAGTCAGCAGTTATGCAGCCTGTGATGAGCCTTAAATCTAGGAAAGCGGAGGCAGATAATGCAACCGACAAACCCCAAGAACCTGTTGAAGACACTACTGAGGCAGTTGATGCCACAGATGTCAAGGAAACAGGGGAAGTCAAAAAAGAAGATACAGAGGTGACTGATACTGTATCAGATAAAGTAACACAGTCAGAAGAAAAGGAAACTGTAATGACAGAACAAGAAAAAGTTGCTGCTGCACAGGTCATTGAGCCTAGCGCACAAGCAAAGGTTACTGAAGCTCCTAAGATGACCATGAAAGAATATCTAAAGAGCAACGACGCAATGGTAGCATTCGCACGTATCCTTGAGTCTAGCGCTGCTGCTGGTTCAGCAGAAGACCTAGCTGGTACTGGTGCATCTGAAACCGTACGCGCTGAATGGAAGAAGCACCTAGAAGTAAAGATGGGTGTAACCAACCCTGAGATCTTCTTGCCAACACCTCTCGTCACTGAGATTGAGGACGCATTCCGTGAAGGTGGTGAAATCTGGAGCCGTGTGTCTAAGACTGGTATGGACTCATTCAACGCTGCATGGGACGCAAACGATGACCCAGACGCAGAGAGTGGACGTGCAAAGGGTTACAACCGAAGTGTTGAAGAAGAGAAGGAAGAGGAGCCTACTTTCACGCTGTCAGGATCGATCGATACGTATGCCAGAACCAGTTTGGGTACAACAAACGCCTTTGGCGCATATGGCCCATCAACTTCCTTTGCAGATCTCAAAGGTTTTGGGCTTGGCATGGCAAACCTGATTGCCTCCTATGGTGGTGATAAGGCCGGCTTTACTGCTGACCTTGTATTCGGTCCTCGTGGGCAAGCTGCTGTTTTTGGAACAGCATCCGGGCAGGCTGTAATAAACCAGATGTTTGCATACTACAAGGTCTCCGATAAAGTCACCTTTAATATGGGTCAGTTCAATACGTTCCTCGGATACGAAGTAATTTCTCCTGCCGTGAATTTTCACTACTCTACTTCTTACCTCTTCTCCTGGGGGCCATTTAACCATACTGGTTTGCGAGCAGATTTCGATCTCGGTTATGGCTTAGTGGCGAAGCTGGCAGTCATGAACCCTACTGATATCGTAGAATTTAACCCAGTGAACACCTACACTCTCGGTGGTCAGATCGGACATTCAAGTGATGCTGGCGGAGTATGGCTAAATGTACTTTATGGCGATCAGGATGGAACCCTTGATGAAGATGAGGATCCCAATCTATATGATGAAGACGGAACAGTTGTTGGATTTAAGTCATCTGCAGGCTCACTGTTCCAAATCGACCTGACAACTGGATGGAATCTCGGAGATAAGTTCTATCTCGGCTTCAATGGATCTATGCAATCAGTGGCAACCGGTGAAGAATTTATCGCTGAAGGTTCTATCGAGAATTCCGAAGGTGACGCAACTTCTTTCTTTGGCGTCGCTGTATATCCTAAAGTTACTCTTTCTGAAAGTTTCGCCTTGGGTCTTAGGGCAGAATACTTCGGAGTGAAGAAAGGA